CGCAGACATTCCAACGTCAGATGTGGAAGGTCCTCCAAGAAGTTCCAGCCTTTAAGCTGACTTCTACTCCTGTAGACGCAAGCATGCTCTACGGATTGGAGCTCCAGACATCTGTCCTGAACTTAGGCTTTGACAAGTGGGTCTCTGGTGATTATTCTGCGGCAACCGACGGATTGTCTTTAGAAGTCAATCAATCATGCCTAACAGCAATGCTCGATACTCTACAGGCGACGCCTGAGGAGAAAGAGGTATGCCGTAAGGTCTTGGGTTGCCATGAAGTGTCTTATCCAGAGAAACACGTTAAGTCAGCTGGCGGATCTCTCGATCCTTTTACGATGCAGAACGGCCAACTCATGGGTTCTGTTCTCAGCTTTCCTGTCCTTTGTGCTGTCAATCTGACGGCCTATTGGTGTGCACTTGAAGAGTACACTGGTCGGTCATTCACAAAGGAAGAATTGCCCTGTCTGGTCAACGGTGACGATATACTGTTTAAGTCAAATGACGAATTCTATACAGTATGGAAGAAGTGGATCGCAAGGGCGGGTTTCACCCTCTCTCTTGGTAAGAATTACATTTCTCCCCATTTTCTCACTGTTAACTCAGAAAGCTGGCTCCATCGAGGCGGTAGCTCCTTCAAGAAGCTGCCATTCCTCAACTGTGGTTTACTCCTACAAGAGGCCAATGGCCCCATGAAGGTACCACTTAGGATGGAAACGGCTGAAAGACCTCTGATCTCCAAGCTCCAGTGGATTTTGGATAACTGCAACAACCCTATAAGGGCCTTCGATCGTATAAAACACCATTGGAGGCGCAGTTTAGCGATCAATACGCATGACGGATTTTACAGTCTGTGTGCGCCTGTTGAGCTAGGAGGTTTGGGTCTCAGGGTACCAGACGGCTGTCGCGATCGTGTGTTCTTCACCGCGATTCAGCAGCTGTTGGCTGGTCAGAAACTTAAAGAGTTTAAGGAACTCGAAGGTCGGTTAGTCAGGTCTCTTCCATCCGGCGGATTTAAACGAATCTCTGTCGTTGAGCGGAATAGAAACCTTGACACTGACCCTAGTACCATAGGTCGTGTTGGACGGGTAGTCGTTCGACATTTGCTTGAACCACGACGTGACGGGCGGGAAGTCCATTTCAAGGATCCAAATGCGAGCCAACGAGTGGCTCTTGAGCTAAACCCCCTTCAAGGTATTCTTGAGGTGAGGAATCCGATATTCTCCTTGAATTGGATTAGTAGGAAGAGGCTTAACTCGGCATTTGCCGGTGAGTCAAAGATCACAGCTCCTTTCACCTTTGATGTGGAGTTACGGAAGCAATTGACACGGGGGCCAACTGATGACGCATCCCCTCCAGGTATACTGGAAAATATTGCAGAAATGGCTACGGACAAAGTTTCATCCGTATCTTCGCCCTGCAGGGTGAAACGCTGGTGATCGATGGTCACTTCGGTGGCCATCTTGTTGCTACATAGAGTACAATTCTTCAGATTACAATTACGTACTCTCTTCTTCTTCCCTAATACCTCGTTATTAGTGAGACAGTATCATGGCTGGACGCATTCGCATCAAGCGCAAGATTGCCAAGCGCAAGAAGGCTCCAGTTGAACGGACCCGAAGTCGTGCTGACAAAGTGTTAGCACAGGGTACAGGCAAGACCGTGGCGAAAGCCTTTGGTAATTCGAGAGGGGCAGGTGTCGATGCATGGGATGCTTTTCATCCATGCCACCTTCCTCTTCCTCGCGCCGTTGGTCCTTACACCGTTGTTCGGACCTCTGCCCTTATGTCTTCAAATTCGAAGGTCAATCTGATTGGTACGTTTCGACGTAACACTCGGAATGGAATCGCGGGCTCGTGGTCAACTGTTGGTTGTCTTCGGTCTGTGTTTTCCGGTAATCCCATCAACGGATTTGAGAACTCTTTTATACAGAGTGTTCCTTTTCCTGGTGCCAACGTTGCCGGTTCTGGCCTTTCTGCCGTTCCTTCTGCGATTTCTGTCCAAGTAATGAACTCCAATCCTCTTCAGTCTACTGAGGGGATTGTCGCCGGTTCTGTCTCCCACACTCAGCTTGACCTGAACGGTCGGACTGAGACGTGGAATGACTTTACTTCAGAGTACATTTCATACATGAGGCCTCGCTTGATGTCAGCTGGAAAGCTGGCCCTGCGGGGGGTCCAGATGGACTCTTACCCCTTGAACATGAATGCGTGCTCCGAGTTTCTTCCGGTGACACCGTCTGCGGACGGAGTCTTCACTTGGAACCCAGATGATGGCCCTCTTACCTTGTCTGGCCTTTCTCCCGCTGGTTGGGCTCCCCTTGTTATCATCAACAATGGTACTCCTGGTGCACTGTTATTAACATTTCTAGTGACCGTCGAGTGGCGTGTTCGATTCGATATAGGGAACCCAGCTGTTTCTTCTCACACCAACCACGGTGTCTCGACAGACACCCAGTGGGGTCATATGGTCAACACGATGGTTGGCCGTGGTCATGGTGTGCTTGACATCGTGGAGAAGGTTGCCAACACTGGTGCCGCGGTTCTTGGTGCTGTTCAGGCAGCCCGTGGACTGGCCGGTCTGGCCCTCTGATTCTGTCTCCTTTAACTGAGGACAGGCCTTCTTGGCCTGGCCCGTCTCTGCTAGTCAGTCGACTGTTGTTATTTTGTTGCCGCTGAAGCTAGGTTAACCCCATAGGGAGTCACCAACACTTTGTGCCAAATTATTGTGCCGGACAAGAGTAAATCTCGTAAGATTCCGGACGGCCTACGTTGGTGATCTCTTTGAGTGAGATCTGGTGAACGTTGCGATGGACTGATGACAGAGCCTTTTCGTCCCATCGGCTGTCACACG